AAATAAAAACCCCCAATTACGGGGGTTTTTTTATTTAATGATTACAGGTAAAAAACCTTTTTTATATTTTTCTTTGTCGATGTATAGATATTTGTCTTGTAATATTACCGAATCTCTATATCCGCCGGGGAGTGTAAGTATAACTAAATATGGATAGTAATCTTTGTGAGGTTTGAAGACTCTTAATTTTTTGTAAGTATTTTGACTTAATGAAGATTTATGAATTATAGTATCAGGTTTGGACCTTGTAATTTTAGCAGTAGAATTTGGTCTTTGGGAAAATCCGAAAAGGGGGATTGTAAGTAAAACGGTTGTAAGAAACTTTTTCATATTCTATGTTTGAAACACAAAAGTAATAAATCTTTTTTCAAAAAACAAAAAAAATTGATTTATAAAAATAAAACCATTAATTTTGAAAAAAAACAAAATGAGTAAAGTAAAAATTTCCACATCTAAAGGGGACATGTTGGCCGAATTATATGACAACGAAACTCCTATTACAGTAAAAAACTTTCTTGACCTTATTGAAAAAAAATTCTACGACGGTCTCAATTTCCACCGAGTAATCCCTGATTTTGTAATTCAGGGAGGATGTCCCAAAGGTAATGGAACAGGAAATCCTGGTTACTCCATCCCTTGTGAAGTGACCGCACCTAAACAATATCATGACAAAGGTGTTCTTTCTATGGCTCACGCAGGAAGAAACACAGGAGGTTCACAGTTCTTTATTTGTCATAACAGACAAAATACTCAACACCTTGATGGTAATCATACTTGTTTCGGAAAAGTTGTAGAGGGTCTCGAAGTAATTGACATGATTCGACCTCTTGACAAAATTAATTCAATCACCGTAATCTAATAAAAATGAAAAAAACCCTGTTAACACTTGTTATTGTTTTATCGACAATACTAACCTATTCACAATCTTATTATAAAGCATATGCAACCGAGATGTATGTTTATGATAATAAAAGTAAAGAATGGGAATTGTATCAGAAGAACTCTGATACAGATATCATAATTGTGGTTGAGGATGAGTTTATTACATTTCAGGCAAAATCACCTTCGATGTATAAAATTTATGCCGATGGAAAAACTGAAATCAATAACAAAAGTTTGAAAGGTTATAGATATAACGGTAGAGAATTAAAAACTGATGACAAAATGGTTATTGATATTGTCAGAGATTTGAAAAATGATGTTGGGATGATATCAATCATAAATTATGACAAAGGTTATAATTTGAGATTTTACATAGTTCCCGCAGAGACAAAGTAATAAATAAACCCTCCTAAAAAGAGGGTTTTTTATTTTCTTCTATTTATTGTAAATGAATAAGACCAAAATTTTCAATTTCCTCAAACTGTTTCTTTTGTTGTCAATAACAGGAGGACTTGTTTGGTTCTTCTATAGATTTTATATTGTTTTTTTTTCTTGGTGGTCATAGAGAAAAACTTTCACCACATCCGCAAGTTCTCGTTGCGTTTGGGTTCATCCATTCGAAACCTTTTCCATTAAGACCATCTGAATATTGTAATTCAGTTCCGAAAAGGTATAATACAGATTTTCTATCTATAACAACTTTAAGATTTTCACCCACCACAACAGATTCATCGTATTGGTCAATCCGGTCATCAAAATCCATAGTATAAGATAACCCACTACATCCACCACCTTTGACACCAACTCTCAAAAAATGGGTATCTGTGGTGATTTTGGCTTCACCCATCAATTTCAAAACCTGTTTGAGAGCTTTTTCAGAAATAGAAATCATTTTTTAAAAATTAAAACCTAAACCGAAGGTTCCAATTTTTTGTATTGGGTCATAATCGGTTTTTATGGTTATCATTTTTATGTCTTGGGTTATACCAAGCTTGATAGAGAAATAGTCTTGGACAAAGTTTACGAATGAGTATTTTCCGTTGTTAGATAAAATATAAAATTCATCAAAGAATTGGAAGTTTTCTTGTTCTTCTCCAAAACCAAACATTAAATGAGCCCCTGTATTTTTGAACTTTCTTCCGAGACCCAAATAAACTGACCACCCTTCTTCAATATTTGAAAGTTGTTCGTCATTCCAGCCCAAAGCATCGTATAGAGTTATATTATCATAAAATTGAGACCTGTCATTTTTAACTACCGTTGAAAAATCTAAAATAAAGTAGGTTTTATTTCCGATTGTAATCCAACCACCTATTTCATTTTGGGTTGAATATTGTAATCCAAATCTGAACCCTAGATTTTTGCCCTTTACGGTATCTTTTCTTCCGTCACGATAGTAGATTCTTGCCGGTCTTCTTACATTGAAATCATCATAGAAATAAAACCTATCGAATCTATCAAAATAATTGGGGGCACCCCAAGTATTCCATCTATTCCAAGTCGGAACATGTTGATATATTACAGTTGTATTATTTCTCGGTCTTTGGGACTCTACTCTTATTTGTTGTTTTTGTTGAATCTCTGTAGACCTAGTAGCTGATTGAGTTTTTACATTACTTTTTTGATTTGACTCGGTTTGAGAAAAACTTAAAAAAGGTGTAATTAGTAAAATGATTAAGAGAAGAATAAACTTTTTCATAATTTAAAACATTTTAATTGTTTCGAAGAAAGCCTGTAAGAATTGGTTTATTATTTTTTTCATAACTCGATTGGTTCTAATCCATTTTTTGTTCTGTAGTCATTTATTGCAGCTTTTATTGCATCTTCGGCTAAAACACTACAATGAATTTTGACAGGAGGAAGATTCAGTTCTTCCACGATTTCCATATTGTCAATTTTAACCGCCTCATCGACTGATTTTCCTCTCAACCATTCGGTTGCCAAACTTGAAGAAGCGATTGCTGACCCACATCCGAAAGTTTTAAATTTTGCATCGGATATTACACCCTCCTCATCCACTTCGATTTGTAATCTCATGACATCTCCACATTCAGGAGCACCCACAAGACCTGTTCCCACATTTTGTTTGGTTTTATCGAGGGTTCCGATGTTTCTCGGATTGGTATAATGGTCAATAACTTTTTCAGAATAAGCCATAATGATAAATTTAACTATTTATAAATATTGACACACGATGAGGGAAATTATAATCACTGAAAAACAGCTTGTCAAGTTATTGGAGGTTGCCATGGACTTGGATATCTATGTCCAACCTGTTCATTATGATACATCAAATGGTAATGAAAACTTGGAAAGTAGTATTAAAGAAATGATTTCCAAATTAAATGAGATTCATCAAATGTTTGAAACAGGTAAAAAGATTTTTCCTAACCAAAAAACCGAACTTTTCAAGGTTTTGGATTCTTTGAACCAAATCTATGAAAAAATAAAATACATAAAATAGTTTACTTATCTATTTTTCAATTTAAAATGTAAAAATGAGACCACAGCCATCCAACGAACAAAAAGCCCAAATCTACAATTATCTTTTAACAAGATATCAGAGAATTCAAGAGGAAATCAGATTGATTAAAGCTGACAAATTTGAGTTGAACGAACAAGACGAAAGAAAAATCAAGGTTTTGGAAGCTGAAATGAAGAAAATCTACAACGATTCTCAAAAACTTTATTGAGAAAATTTCATTTTTGTTAACTTTTCCATTCTTTCTAATGAAATTTCATTATTTTCAAACCCATCTTGTTTGATAACTTCGTTTTTGAATAAAAAAGCAACAAATTTCTTGTCTTTTTTGATGTAAATCACTTTCCAACAGTATTCAGGAACCGAAACTCGACCAATTTTCTTAATTTCTCCCAAATTTCCCGCCCAAACCTTAATTGAGTCCTTAATTTTCGATTCATTCCTTACAAATGTCTCGAGAGACTTCCAATCTCCAGCATTTAAACTGTGATATTGAGGTGTCATGTTGGAAAAATAGAAACATTCGTCCAAAACCTTTTGGGTTTGACATAAATTGTCTGCCGCTGGCATCATATGTCCTCTGTCAAATCCACTATTGACATAATCTTGGGATAAATTAGTTTGTTCGCTCAAAAGAGGGTCAGGTTTGAAGTTGTCTTTCCTTTTTAAAGGAGTTTTACAATCAACCTTTGCTTTTGTAACCCACCATTCAACTAAAACAGGGTGTTTTTTCGACAAACTGAACACAGAAGTGTAGTTTGTATGAACTAATCTGATAGTATCTTGGCTATTTGAGTTAAAACAAACTAATACCGATAAAAGTATTAATAAGTTTTTCACATTCATAAATATTTATAAATGTAATAATCTAAAATTTATGGGAAAAAGATTTATAGTAACGGAAGAAGAAAAAAACAGAATCCATAAAATGTATCTTTCCGAAGAACCAAAAAACGAGGAAAGAAGATTTTGTAATTCAGGAAATGTTAAATCATTGGAAGAAATTGTTGGAGATGCTGAAGCTAGTCCTTATGTAAAAGGAGTTGCTATTAGACAAAACGGAGTGAACGGCTTGGTGGATATGTTGGAATTATTAAAATTCTCAAGACTTGTCGACAATATCTCCGATGGAGGAGAACATTTAGCTTCTCAAGTCATGAACCAACTCAAAGGATACAAACCCTACAACTATTTTGACGAAACAAGAAAAGAATGTAATCGTGCGATGGATAAAATCATCGAGTTATATAAAGAAAATGAACATGGTGAAGAACTTGTTCAGGATATAGAAAAGGTTTATGGAATGTCTCATCACTCACCAAGAGCAAAAGAGTATTTAAAACATTCTTTGGAAATGTTAAGAGGAAAATAAATTGAATTGTTTTAATAATTTAGTATAATTAAAGTCCCAACTTGGGACTTTTATTTTTTATGTCAACTCAATCACATATCGACAAGGTTAATTTACAACCAATGGTAATTCCTTACCCAACCCATGTTGGTGCACCAAAGATTGAACCCCAAGATTTAACGGCATTTAAAAATCACGGACTTAACAAGGTCGACAGGGTCATCAAGAGAAAATACAAGGAACTTGTTAAAGAGGCAGAAAACCTCCAAAATTCGATTCTCCTTAATCAGGAGATATACGAGTCGAATTATAAATTTGAACCGAAAATTGGGGAGATATATCACTTATACGAGGAATCTGATGGTGGGAGGACTTTGTCTTTGATTGGACCGAATGAATGGTCAAAAAAGTATTTATATTCTGTGGAATTAAATTCTGATATGACATGGACCAAAGTAGATTAAGAAGAATTTGTGAAAATGCTTTGGAAAATTCGTTTTCAGGGATGGTGATTACTGACTTTTTAGCTCAACCAACTCAAAAATTTGATGACGAGCAAAATAAGTGGGTTCCTGACAGTTTTTGTGTTTTCATTTCTATCAAAGAAAATATTGGACCCGAAATTGAAGCTTTCGAAATAATTCAAAATGAAAATGAAGTTCAATATTTTTTGGAATCATTAATGGGAGTCGATTGTTGTCTTGATTTTAGACAAAATTTCCCTAGAACTAGTATTATATAATATTTTTTTAATTTTTACTATTAATCTATTATTATTCTATAAGAATAATAATTATTTCCCTCTTCTCGAAAATCTGTTTTTTTAAAAAAATCCAATATTTATTTTTTGTAAATTATCAAAAAATGGATTCAGTTTGGACAGTATTAATAACGGTAGTAACAGTTTTAGGCTCTGCAAGTGCGTGGAGATTTTATGAAAAAAGAGCCATGAAAAAAGAAAGAGACGAGGAGTTTATTCGTCACGACTGCAAGGATAGAATATCTAAATTAGAGGTTCTACTCGAAAGTTCGTCCAAAGAAAAAGATGAAATGAGGTCAACAATACTTCGTTTGACAGAACAAGTTGCACAACTCGCGGTCAAGGTTGATTTTTTGCAAAAAGAAAATCATGAATTGATTGCAACTTTACAAAAGAGAAAAAGAACGGGTTCAAATAACTAATTTAAGCATCCCACCTTACATAGGTTTTGATTGATTGGTCAGGAAATATATAGACCAAAGCGTCTTGTATTAACACATCGGCTAAAGTCCTGTCCATAATCTCTTCATTGATTGTATCACCCAAGATTATAACCGCTTCTAACATTAAAGATTTTGTGGTATAACTTTCTGAAATTGAATGAATTTTAATTTCTGTTCCTTTACCATAGAACTGCTCCAATTCATTCTTATGTGAATCGTTAATATAGGACTCGATGAGACGCGAAATTCTCTTTTTCTTATCTCCCATAAGAAAATTATACGAAAGAATTTATATAAATAATTATCTTCCTTGACCTCTGTAAGCTTTTGGTCTTGGACTATGTTTGTTGTAAGACTTTTTAGCTGCCCCACCTTTTCTTTTTCCGAATGTAATTTTTCTTGAAACTCCTGCGGATTTTGAACCTTTTGCCATAATTTACTAAATTTAGTTATAAATAGACAGGTATTTATTTTTATGAGACTCACAGAAGAAGAAAAAAAGAAAATTATCGACAAATATGTTGATGACACTTCCGATGATTTATTGAATCATCTGAAAAGAAGATATCCTTTACATATCGCGGATTTTGAATGGACTAAAGAACCAATTAAAACAATCTCTATTGACAGCAAACAATATTGGGTGAAGGGTAATAAAAAATTTTTAGTCAACAAGTTATATGGTTTATGTGAAGATGTATGGATGCATTTAGGTGAAAATAAAATAAGAAGAACCATAAAAAAATTTTTGGATGTATATGGTTCCTAAACTTGGAATTTCCGAATTTTTTTTTACATTTGTTATGGTTCTGATAAAAATTTAATAGACAAAAAATGAGATTAACAGAAAATTCAAGTATAACTTTTCAAAAAGATTCGGATTATAAATTCGGATTCAAAATGGTTTTCAGAAATACAGGACAAATCAAAGTTTTTTCTTTCGCACTTTATTTGATAAAATATGTCCTCAATTTCAATTATTCAAAAATCAGAACAAGAAAATCTTAATCGATGATTAATTACGCACATGTAATTGTGGATTTGCAAGCGGGTGATACAGGTAAAGGAAAAGTTGCAAATTCACTTTTAAAGAAAGGAAACTACACTCATGTCATTAGATATAATGGTGGAGGAAATGCTGGTCACACCATTTATGTTGAAGATAAAATGATTGTCACGCATTTTATCCCATGTGGAGTATTACACGGAATCAAATCAATTATTGGACCAGGATGTGTTGTTGACCCATTCAAATTAAACGCTGAAATTGAAAACCTTGAAAGTATGGGTTTTCGAGTTAGAGGAAATTTATTTATCGACAAAAGAGTTCACATCATAACTCCTGAACACAAAAATGAAGATTCAACAGATACCATAATTGGAACCACAAAAACTGGTAATGGTCCTGCTTATCGAGACAAATATGCGAGAGTTGGAATAAGAGCAGAAAAGTGGGAAGGTTTGGAAGATATGTTAATTGACATTTATGAAGAACTTCATGGAGAAAAACATGTAAAGGTTTTATTCGAAGGGGCACAAGGAATTGAACTTGATGTAGATTGGGGTGATTATCCATATGTGACATCTTCACACTGCACGGTTGGAGGTGCAATTTTGAATGGAGTTCCACCACAAAAAATTCAAAAGGTCTTTGGAACTGCAAAGGCTTACCGAACCTATGTCGGGAATAAGGAATTTGAAAAGAGTGATGAAAAATTTGACAAGATTAGAGAAATTGGAAATGAGTTTGGCTCGACAACAGGACGAAAAAGACAAATTGATTGGTTGAATCTTGACGATTTGATTAAAGCAATTAACATCAATGGTGTAACCGATTTGATTATCAACAAGGTTGATGTTTTGAAAGAGTTGGGACAAGTCTCATTTCACTATAACGGAAACTTGAGTAATTTCAGTGATTTTGAGTCTTTCAGAAAACTTGTTGAAAATGTAATTTATAACAAATGTAGTTCTGTAGGTGATATTACTTTTAGTATGTCCCCTTACGATATCTAAATCCTTATAAAAATGAAAAAGTATCTAGTAACCCTCTCTGGTCGTGGAGCTGAAGTTTACATCCACAAAATTGATGAAGAGCAAAAGAAAACTCTTCAAGAAATGGACATTGAAGATAAGGACCAATCTGTAGATTGGGACAAACTCAATGAGACCCTTAAAGTTGAAAATTGGGATTATGCCGATGTTAGTTATACAGGAGCATATCCATCCCCAACTTCATCTTACCTTGTTGTCATGGATGACCAAGATGAGATTGTTTGGGAGTCTGATGAAGACTATGAGTTATCTCCCATGAATGACGAGGACTATAAAATGGTTTATGAGAAGGATGTTCTTTTGATTGAACACTATGTAAAAGGGTCTTTTGCAACATATGCTTTTGAGACTGAAAACTTTGACCCAGAAAAACTTGCACCCATTCTAACTGAAATTAACGAGACCGTTGAACTCATTACGGGTATGACTTATGATGGTCAGCCACTTGAGGTTGAGGAGTGGGGAGACAACTGGTCAAAGGGCGCATTTTTCTATATTTTTTAAAAAAAAAGTTTGTCTGAATCAAAGAAGTTTCTTATCTTTGTAATGAGTTCGGAACTTACAGGCGATGAAAGATACTCGGTATCCAAGCTCAATTCAGTTCTTTAAATATGGTTGTGGTAGCTCAGGAATTTCTTCGGAGATTCACGGTAGAGCAACGGTGTGAAAGCCGTGTGCCAGTGGTTCGACTCCACTCCCAACCACGAAAATTTTCAGATTTTTATCTGATTTTTCATCAGAAGATTTGGAAGGCATCAAAATCTTTCTTATCTTTACAAAGTAAATGGACAGCGGGTTTTAATTTCAACGGTGGTTCCCCATACTCACCTGAAGTTTCGAGATTTTCACCGCTTTATAAGCTCAAAAATGAAACTCAAACAAAACACGGGAGGTTATTCGGATTGGGTATATCCGGCTTCACCCTTGAAAAGAAAACGACCCGGTCTTTTTTAGGATGTTTTTTGACTTCGAAAAAACAGTGAGTTGTCCACTTACGGGGTTATCGGTTTGATTCTCCCTTCCTCTTGGAAAAAATCACCTTATGTCCTGACGGGGACTTCGAGGGGGAGCGACGGCTCCCCCTTTTTTATTTGGTGTATTTTGATATTTATCTTTTGTATGGCAACAATTACACCAATAGCTTATAATACAGGAAGCACAATATCAGGAACACTACAATATGGAAGTTTGTCTGTTGCAAATTCCGCTCAAGATTATGGTGTTGTGGGTGCTAATAACTCTGTAAAATATTATGGAACCCCTGACCAAGATTTGGGGTATGTAATTGCTTACCCTGATTCTACAGGGGGTCATAATGGAAAACCTGGAAATGTTCCTGCTTATATGGGGTTTGTAAGAACACCTGATTTTACAGATAGTTCATTCATAAATTCAGCACAGTTTGTGTCGACAATTTTCAATACTCCACAAACATTCACTTCATCAACTCAAGCAAATACTTGGTTATTAAGTAATGGGTATTGGAATTCATATTCAAGTGTAATTACTGATGGTTTAACTCTTGCTCTTGATGCTGGTAACTCACTATCATATTCAGGTTCAGGAAACATATGGTATGATTTGGCGGGAACTCAACAAAATATAACTTTGGTAAACAGCCCAACCTTCACTTCAGGAGCAACATCTTATTTTAATTTTCTTCCAAGTTCAAGTCAATACGGAACTGGTAGTGGACAAGTTTTACAATCTACAGGATATACCAAGTCAGTTTGGTTCTATTTGAATACACTTGTTGCTGATAATAATTTGGTTAGTAGTGATACAGGTGGTCATTATATGTTCCTACAGGGAGGAAATAAAATTTATGCTGGTAATTCCAACTGGGCGGGATTCCCTAACAACCTTCAATCTGTGACAACATTTAGTGCGGGGACTTGGTATAATGCAACTGTAACTTTTAATACTACAGACGGGATGAAATTGTATGTGAATGGAGTTTTAGACGCAACTTACACCGCAGTCAAAACAGCATTTACAGGAAATGGTTCAATTAATATTGGTTCATACTCTGCAGGTGGGAACTTATTGAATGGTAGAATCTCAAAAGTTTATTGTTTCGATAGAAGTATCACAGCAACAGAAGTTTTAAGAATGTATAATGCAACAAAATCTAACTTCTAAAATGAAATATGGCAACCTCAAGACCATTTGCATATAACACAGGTTCAACAATTTCAGGAACATTACAAGTTGGGAATTTAGCGATTGGTCAAATTAATACAGGATATACTGCAGATTACGGAGGAGTAAAATGGTGGATGGGACCAAATGAAGATTTGGGTTATATAATCGCACATGAAACAGTCACGGGAACCCAACCGAACCCTCTTTCAGTTCCAGCATATGTTGGATTCTGGAGAGTTCCAAGTTTTTATGATTCAGATTTTATAAGTTATGCCCAATATGTGTCCCGTTATGACGGGTCCCCACAAACATTTAGTTCAGGAACACAAGCAAGCACTTGGTTGACAACAAATGGCTATTGGAACAATTATACAGGACAAACTTTACCTGTTCAATCAGGGTTGATTTTAGATTGGGATTTACAAAACACAAATTCTTACGCAGGGACAGGAACGGTAATTACCGACTTGGAGGCCAATTCGAATGGAAATTTGGTGGGGACAATAGACTACACTTCAGGACTCCCGAATTATTTGAATGTTCAAGGTAGCGCAACCGAGTACATTGTCTCAACCACAAACTTGAATCCTGATTTATCTCCTGTAAACACAGGAACCGCCATTTCATTATTCATTTGGGCATATCCAACTGACAACGGAGTTTTGGTGTCAGAAATAGGTGCATCAACCAATCCTGACGCAGCAGGATGGCACGACTCTCAACTCGAAATTGTTTCAGGTCAATTGAAATTTAGAGTTTGGCCAACCACAAGTGGATTTTTGACCTCAAATACTGCTATCAATCTCAATACTTGGAATTATATAGGTCTAACTTACTCGGGAACAACACTTACAGGTTATTTGAATGGAAATAGTGTCGGAACTCAAACAGTGACCAGACAAACCCCATTCAATAATGGTAATACGGGTCTATATTATGCTTTAGGTGCACCTGATTTCACAAGCATGGGAGATGGAACTGGTATAAATTTCAGATTTGGAGGATTCCATGTATATAACAAAGGATTAACCGCATCCGAAGTATCACAAAATTATAATTACACGAAGGTTTTATACGGATTATAATATTTATTGGTAAGTAAATTACCAAACTATGAAAAAATTTTTCCATGATTTATTCAATGACGACAACTCTATCAACGAGAAGAGTGTCGTAGGCTTTATGGCATTTCTGATGATGATTATTTTTGCAGTTGCGGACATTGTAACTGGATACATCGGAAAAGAATTAGTCATTAATGAATTCATCTTCGATGCATTCATGTGGTTGGTACTTGGTTCTTTCGGTATTGGTTCTGTTGACAAATGGATTAACAAAACCAAAGGTGATACAACACCCCCTCCTCCTCCTCCACAAGAACCAACAGATAATTCTGAACCAACTTACTAAAATCTCTAAATCCCCTCCAATGTGAGGGGATTTTTGTTTATAATTGGTATTTATATTGATATGAGAGATTTAATTAGAAGAGTTCTTAAAGAGGAAGTTTCGAACAAATATAGTACTGGTTGTGAATTTTTTCCGAAAAATTCTACAGATTATAGATGGTGTAAGTTTGCTGAAAACAAATTGTCAAAGACAACGAAGAAAGCCAAGTTGGCAATAGAAAGATATAAGAAAGATTATTTGTCGGATTACGGAGGTGAATATAAAGCTGTGAAATACAACAAATCAATTGATTTTTTTAAAGATAGAAGAAGTGATGTTATAAATGCCTTGGAAAAATTCAAATCTACATGCCCCTCTTTATACAACTATGTGATTCAACAAATGAATAAGTTTGTAGAAAGTTTTGTGATTTTGAACCAAAAAAATGAATATGATTTATTGAATAAGTTGAATACTAATTGGTCCGCACTTGCACTGATGTTGACATCTGAATTACCTGAAGACTATAAAAATTTAGATTTTGAAAAATCACTGAATTATTTTTTTGAGGATACTGACGAAAAATCAGGAACGACTCCGTTTGAAAAATTTTTGGACAGATTGTTAATCGGAAGTAATGATGAATTGAAAGAAAAAATTTATTCGACAATAAAAGAAAAAACCAAAGCTGGTCAAGAAATTGAGGATGAATTTTACAATTATATCTCAAAATATACAGAAACAATACAATACGCAGGAGACTATTCATTTATGGACATGATTGGTATAGATATGGTTGTTAAGAATCCTGATAATGAATGGGTTCCCGTTCAGGTAAAAAAATACTCGGGTGGGTGTGATAAGGCAGAATACAGAAAATCAATGTGTGAAAATTGGTGTGTTTCCTACGAAAAGAATGTTTGGAAAATCAAAGTTTTTAAAGGAGACAATTTAGAAAAAAACAAAGTTCAATGCAAAAATTTACCTCTCAACAAGACAACCTATTTGAATGTTCATGTTGATGACAGTGGTGTAGACCAAGAGTCTTGCGATACGAAAGAAATTATTTTGAAGAATCCGGATTTTTAAATTATCTTTGCCCCATGCCGTTCGAGAAAAAACCTGAACCCAAGCCCACAAAGTGGGAAGTGGTTTATGAAGATGATGATTGTATTTCTATTTGGAGATACAATTCTAAAACCTTTAGCCGTGGACCTGTAGAGGTCGAATACAAATATAAGAAAGGTTTTGTTCATCCTGGTTCCAAAAAGAAAACATTAGGAGAATTGGTTAAAGAATCCAAGAGAAAACAAAAGGGTGAGTAATTCTCACCCTTAATAATTCAATTTCTTTTCGAAACTTTTAAGAACCGCAATAATGTTATCCCTACCAACAGGATTTGCGGAGTGAACATTCCAAGAAGGTAAAGGGAGTCCGTTTCCCCAACAATAATCACAAAGCCATTTAGCACAGTCATAACCTGATTTAGATTCTTTTTTGAGTAATCTTGCTTTTTTCTTATTCATTCCATTTTCAACCATTTCTTTGGCAATATCTTCACCTAAATCATGGTCGAATGAAATTTCATCGGGTAAACCATTTTCTGTGATGTATTTCACAAAATCATCATAATTCCTGACAATCTCCCAACCTTCAGTCTTCGGATTTCTTATGTCGTCCAAGAACAACTTTTTTAATTCCATTTTTTTTCTTTTCCAATTTGTAGGATTCTCGACCAATAATCTGATATGCTTCAGTAAGATGCATACTAGATTGATTAATCAATTTTCTAACCTTTTTAAATTTCTTACTTAATGGATGACCATAGAGATAGTCTTCAATTGTGAAAACCTGTATCATAATTCTATCCATCAACTCAAGGTAATGACCTTCGTTAATTTTTACTTTTTTAGACATAATCTATTTGTTTTGTTTCAGTGTCAAAATCTATTACAATTGGTTTGTTTTCATATTGGTATCTTTCATTCAAAACAGAGGCATTCAAGAATTCGACACCAAAAAAATTCTTTTGTCCGTAAGCCCAATGAATGTGTCCACAGACATGTATTTTGGGTTGAACTTCCATAACTCTGTTGAAGAGGTCTTGACATCCGACCTGTTCACCACGCTGAGTGTAATCTAACATACCATAGGCAGGTCCATGAGTGATTAGAACATCAGTATTACCAGGAATGAGTTTCCATTTTTCAGCCAATTTTTCACCTCTTGGTAAGTTGAAAGCCCAATCATAAAATTCAGGTTGCCAAGGACTTCCATAGAATTTTACTCCATCAATTTCCACGCCACTATCATAAAGATAATGAACTCCCTTTTCTTTATATTCAGGAGCAATGTCATGAACAATTTCAAAACCGAAATCGTGATTTCCTGCGATGAAGATTTTATGGGTAAAATCGGTATTACTGAACCAATCTAAAAAATCTTTTATTTCGTTGGTTTTACCAACATTAGTGCAATCACCAGCATGAACCAAAACATCACCTGAACCAAGTATATTGTTGTATGCTTTGGATGTGAGATGTTCATGTTTTCCATGAGTGTCACTTATGAATACAATTTTCATAAAATTTGTTGTTTATCTTCTTCGTTTGCGTCCCAATCCAAAAAATCATGTCCTTTATAATCAGGATGATTTCTTTTCATGTTATCGATACCCCTAACCCATATCCATGAGATTAGTCCGACGAAGATAAACATAATTAACCAAAAAACAAACATATATAAAAAATTAATTTAATCCCACCAACCTCTCATTCCTGAACCATCAAACCATTTATCATATAAACCCCTTTTTTCTTTATCTGGAAGACTTTCATCGTTGAGCTTGGATTTATATTCATCTGAATTTTGACCCTTCAAAATGTCCCAAATTTCACTCCATTCACTTTCTTCTATTTGACGGGCTCTTTCATAAACTTTTTTATTATGTTCGTATTCTTCAGGACTATCTTCACGGCCTGTGAGCCAATTATCTAAATTTTGGAGTTCCCCTAATTCTAGTTCCGCACGACTAACATAGTAATCAGTTTTAACATTATTAAGTAAGTCGATAACTCTATTAATTTTCTCTACTTTTTTATTACGAGAAATTTCTTCTTCATGACCATCTCTTAAAACACTTGATGTCTTTTTTAGAGAACGACTAAAAAGTTGAAGGTTAAATGAATAGTCCCAACCTCTGAATTCCCATAATTCTTTTCTAAAAAACCATACATTCCTAAAAAACGCAGGAATTTTATATCTGAAGAGTTCATAAGTTTTATACCACCATGTTTGATGACGTATCATAACTTTTAATGACTTGAAAAAACTATCAGTATAAACTATTTTCATATTTTATTAGAGGATTGAGAGTTCTTTATCGTATAATTTATATCGTAAATCTCGAACTAAATCACTAGCAGCAGAATGTCCGATTGTATTTTCATAAATACGAACAAAATTGTTAACAAGATTTTCACAATTTTTTGCTTGTTCAGGAGTCTTACAAGAATTAACAACTTCTGTTAACCACTTGAGAGAATCGCCCCAATGTTTGCTTTTGATTTCCATAGTTGAATATTTCTACAAATATAGTAAAAAAATAAGACCCGACAAAATTATTTGACGGGTCTTTTGGAAAGGATATATGAGAACACTCTCGAGGAGTGATGTAAAGATAAATATAATCTAAAATCAAAAAAATACAAGTGGCAGTGTTAAAAACACTAATTATTTCAATAACTGATAATATTCTTTGAAATGTTTGATTCTATCTGCCAATCCTATAGTTCCACCATTTACTCTTTTAGTAACTGCTGTCACTGTCGCATCATCAGCTCCTTTATCACAAATTGACCATAATTTGTTCGAATCAAAAAAGAATGCCGCAGAAGCCAAAGGATATTTGGTTGCGACTAAATCAGGATTTGATACTGTATCTTCACCTATGAATTTAGCAAAATTTGTGTAGTTTTGTTTACCTGTTAATTGTATAAAACCACGACCTCTAAATTTGAAACCTTCTTTTGTTGTTTCATCTCCATTACCCATTCTTCCACCATAAACTCTTGAGGCGATTTTTTCAGGGTTTCTTGCATAAGATTCAGAAAGGTTTCCTGGAAAATATTTTGGAAATATCTTTTTCAAACCATCGGAAGAGTAGTTTAAATTTTCTTGAACTGCTTTGAAACCTCCAGACTCATGTCCACATTGAGCTAAAAAATGTGCTAATCTTAACGGGGTTGTGATATTGAATTTTTTTGCAGTGTCAGGAATTTGGGCAATTACCGCATCAGGTATGTGTCCCTTGAGATTATTTAATTTGAAACCCTCCATTTGAGCTATAGGTTGAGATGGAACGGTTTCAGCTACAACTTGTGTGCCGAATAACTTCCCCCATGTTCCCTCACCTACAATTCCATCGGGAGTCAAACCATTTTTTAATTGAAAAGCTTTAACCGCTTCTTCAGTCCCCCCACCAAAAATACCGTCAGCAGTTAATCCTAATTTGGATTGTAATTTTTTTACATCTTCACCAGATGAACCTTTTTTCAATAACATAATTAAATTTTTTTATAAATAGTTTATTTTGATAATACAAAGAAAGTTGACCACCCCAAAACAACAAAAGCGAAACCAACAGTAGTAAACCTTCTTTCTCTCCTATCGGACCAAACTTGTTTCTTAACTCTTAAATATTCTTCTTGCAAACGAATATTTTCCTCGTTCAGGGAATTTATGTTTTTACCTAATGAGATGATATTTTTATTCAATGAAATTAAACTATCATTAAAGGTTCTATTCAAACGAAATAACTCTTTTTTTGAATTTTCGATTACGACTGTTTTAGATTTAATAGAATCATTTAGTATCGAAAATTCTTTATTGATATCCTGACCTTGTTTCAAAGTCATTATAACAACGGTGTCCCCATTAATAACTTTAGTTATTGGATACTGGCAATAACTTGAAAGGCTCACCAAAAGTGTTAATATCGTTAAGCTGAGTTTTAAGAGCATTGTTTTCAATTTTTAATTGTTTATTTTCTTCTTTGAGTGTAGTGATTTGTTTTACAGTTTTTTCTACTTTGCCTGTAATTGTTGAATCACTTTTTTTATTTGCTGAATCAACGGTTGAAAGATTTTTTTGACTTTGTTGAATGATTGAATCAATTTGAAAACTTGTTTCATTTTTTTCTATATTTTTTTCATTATTATGGTTAGAACAACCTAAAACCAAAAGTGTTGATAAAACATATAACTTTTTCATATTAGTTTATTTTACCTAATTCTTGGAGAACATTTATTTTGGAAGCTAAAGCAGATGATGTGCTGTCGGATTTACGTAGTTGGTCGACTAAAACAGTCACTCTTTGTTCCAAAGATTCGATTTTTGCATCTTGTTTTTTCTGTATGTCTTGATTAGATAATTTTATATCAACATACAAATAACCAATTGCAATCAAAACAATGAATAACAAACCTTTGACAGGGTCCTTTGAAAATTCTTTGAATGAAATTGGAGGTTTAATCGCCCCTACGGCGGTGTCTACAGCAGTCTTTTTCGTTGCCATTTTCTTTTAATTTTTTAATTTAATTTAAGAGAATCCCATTAGTTTTAATGAGAAGTATCTTGGTATTAATAAATATTGGTTTGAATTGATTTTGTTATATTTATTGTAAATAAGTTTTGAGTATGAAGTTAATTTCTGACATAGATAGAATTAGAGAAGTCATGGGAATAATCAAAGAATCCCAACAAGAAGAATATCCAAAGATGAATATGAATTTGAAAAAAACTGTTGAAATTTTACAGTTTTTAAAACTCTACTCTGGAAAATTGGAAAGAATGCTCGGTGACTTATCGGATTTCGCCAAAAATCAAGTTATTGATTTTGATTTACTCGAGAGAGGATTAAGAAAGGTTTTACTGAAAAAAGGAAATAAAGAAAAAAACGTTGAAGAATACTTTTCCAAAGTTTTGAGTTCCCTTAAATATAGAGAAAGAGCCGGATATGGAACTGAACCTGAAAGTGAAGATTATGAATTCGAGATTGAGGAACCATCTATAATACCAAAAAAAGTATTCAGAAAAGAACTATATGAATTACAGGTAGAACTTTTGAAATTACAAGAATGGTTGAAAAAAACTGGAAAGACTGTAATCATAGTTTTCGAAGGTAGAGATTCCGCAGGAAAAGGTTCAACTATAAAAAAGTTTACTGAAAATTTGAACCCAAGATATTACAATGTAGTTGCTCTCGGAGTTCCAACACCAGAAGAAAGAAAAGATTGGTGGAATCGTTATAAGAAAGAAATTAAACCAGGAATGATTAATTTCTTCGATAGAAGTTGGTATAATAGAGGACTGATTGAACCTGTTATGGGATATGGTAGTCCCGAAGAATATGAAGATTTCATGGAGAATGTAGCAGATTTTGAATCTGATTTAGTTAAAGAAGGAGACTATTTGTTCAAACTTTGGTTTTCAATCGAGAAAGATACACAAAAAAGGAGATTTGATATCCGTCAAAAATCACCACTAAAATATTGGAAGTATTCTCCCAACGACGCAAAAATGCAAGACCTTTGGGACAGATTTACTGAATTCAAAGAAAAATTGTTTGATAAAACATCAACTTTGAATAACCCATGGGTTATCATAGACGCTCAAGACAAAAGAATTTCAGGGCTCAACGCCATTAGATATGTTCTTCAGAACATTCCATATGAAGGAAAAGATGATAAAGTATTGGAAAGGGAGTATCCTGAAGTTATTGCGGTTCTCAAACCTCAATAGTCATCTTTCCAATTTTCGAACATTTCACGATTTGTCGATGAAATCCAAAGGTCTAAAAGTAAAAAAACCAAGAATGTTTGTATTTCAGAAATCGGATGATTAGTAGAGAAATTTTGTTGGGCTAACCAAATTAAGATTTTAACACCACAATAAAGTCGAGTAATAAGGAGAAATATACCGATTACTATTTTCATTACTCAAAAATAAAACTATTTATTTGTAAATCCAAATATATGAATAAGCTCAGAGAATTAATAAGAGAAACTTTAGAAGAGCACCTTGATAAGTCATTATTACTTAAAGAAGATGTCAGAATTTCCGAAGCACTCCAATATCACATTGACAACCAAATGAATTTAACTAATAATGTTTTTAGGGCTTATTCTGAAGGATATTTTGATTTAGTTAATGAAGTTAGGGAACTTTGGACTAAAGGTTTGATTGAACTAAATGAAGAAGATACATTGATGGTAGAATCAGATTTAGGTAAAAGGGTGAAAATAAATGGAGAAATAGTTTATTTGGATGCTCCATTTTTAGTTGAGGACGAAGATGAACAAGATGTTTTGGAAGAGGCTAAACATAGAGGAAAAAATGTAAAACTTGGAAAACCATTTAGAACACCTGGTGGACCGAAAAAGTTTGCGGTATATGTTAAAAGTAAAAATGGTGGTGTAAAAAAGGTTACTTTCGGTGACCCCAATTTGAGGGTGAGAAATAAAAATAAAGGGGCGGCAAAATCTTTCAGAGCCCGTCATAAATGTGACCAAAAGAAAGATAGAACAACCGCAGGATATTGGTCTTGTAATGTTGGTCGATATGCAAAACAATTAGGTCTTTCCTCATCAAATTCTTGGTAATGAATTTAGAAAAAATTAAAAATTATTTGAATGTATTTTTGGAATCTGTTGTAATACCAAAAATAAACGAAGAAAGAAGTCAACAAGGCTATGAACCAATAAATCTTGAGGTTTTTCAGATTTTGAAAGGTAGTTATCAACCACCAACAATCCATGTTTTTCTTGACTCGGAACCTAAATTGAGAAAAGGTATGGGTTTGAAACCTGCAACTAGTCTTATGATGTCGCGTATTGAACAAGATATTCGTGATTTTTTAAAATCTTTTTTTATTTTTAAAATTGCAATACATTGGAATAAAAGACCAACTTTAAAAAATGACTCCTTACACTCAACAGATTTCTAACGGAAAAATTTATAGAACATTCAGTCCTGATGTTGATTCAGACGAGTTAAAATGGCATCAAGACCTCAAAGACAGAAAAGTCACAATAATCGAATCAGGAGGATGGTTATTTCAAATGGATGATGGTTTGCCAAACAAATTGTCAAATGCCGAGCAAATTTTCATACCCAAACTTGTTTGGCATAGAGTCATCAAAGGACAAGATAATTTAATAGTAGAAATTGAGGAATATGATTGATTTTGATTTAGATGAGATAGGGTATTTCAAGTATAAAGGGTATAATAATTTATTAGTGGATTGTGTCAAAGAATATCCAATAACTGAAGAAATAAGGGACTATCTTAAAAATAGGTTGTTGGAAATTGAAATAGAAACCAAAGAAAAGGAACCGATAAGAATTAATGGTAAATTAGTTGTGATAATTTAATCCTCTCCCAAAAACATATTTTTGACATCAAATTTTTTGACAAAAGAAGGAAATGCATCCTCATATGATTCAGGTGTTTCCTCGTTGATTTTGTTTGTGTATTGCCAATTCCAATAAAAATTGTCATTTGGTTTGAAACCAAAGAAGACATGAACTCTTCTTTGAGTATCTACAACATCAACACCATTCCAGTTATGTCCAGTACAAATGAATCCACTTTGAATATTTTCTAATATGTTTGATTCACCTAAAGTTGAATGTCTATTTTGTAACCAAGTCAATCTTTCAATTAATTTTTGATAAAACATCGAGGCTTGACCCCATCTCACAGAAGAAAAGAAAACTACCGCATTTGATTCCAAAAGTTCTTTCGAAATTTTCCAAAGCTCGTCATCAGGAAAATTAATATTAGCCCAACATCTATGTTCACCTGAAGGGTTTTTATTTTTGTCTTTCAGCATTGCTTTTTTCACTCCACAAGAATTACCTTCGGCTCTCGAAACATTACCCTCACAAGGATATATCTTTAATTCAGGCACATCAATTAGGGTGGACTTATCACCGAGATATTCATCAACAATCATCGCCAAGATGGTTGATTTGGGAATATCTATTTTATTCATATCCCAATTATATCTGTTTGAACAAGACAACAATAATACCTTGTCTAATTTTTGTAATTCCGAAATAGTTTTTTCCAAAGACTTTAGACTACCGGTTGAAGTATTCTTGAGACTTACATTATACTTGTCATAGAGTTCGTGTAATCTTTTTTCCATATCTAAATAAATACTCGAACATTGGAAGTTTGTGTCATCAATCTTCGGAGGGCATAGTATACATTGGAGGTGTAAATCTCATGGTTGTTAAATTGTCGGTATATGTTATAGTTTCATTTTCTATAGGTTGGGGGTATCTTGGTTCAGTTAAACCATTGGGTTCTTCAACGGCTTGTAAAAGGCTTATTTGTCTTCTAACATTTTCAAGGTCACTCAAACATTCTTGATGAACGGATTCTTGTAATTCCGATGAACACAAATTTTTATTTGTATCTTTTGAGGCAAAAACTTTTTTCACGACTGGAAAAAGATATCCATCAATTTCAGTTTCAAGAAAATCTACCCTCTTATCGGATGCAGACCAAAAACTCAATTCATCATCCCCATCCAAGGATTTAAAACCACCTACCTTATATCCTGTTTTCTTATTAATGAAATAAACCAAAATACCTCTTCTCCAATATCTTTCGAAGTATTGTTTTTCTATTTGATATGTTGTACACCACTTGGTTCCCGAACCATATTTTGCGGACGAAGCGAAAGTCAAAGGTCTCAAAATTAACCATGTATCATCCTCATATTCTTTGATAATCTGTTTTTCAAGTTCTTTCGACCATAATTTTATCTCAGCTAGCATTATGGCATTTCTTATTTCCTCAATATTTGAGTATTGACTAATATCCTTTTTTTCTATCTTGTTACCATCAATCAACTCCATGAAGTTTGATAGCAATTTGAACTCCTCTTTAGAAAAATATTCTGAAATAAGATGAAAAGTATATTTTTCATTAAGACTCAATCCTTGAACATCGATACCCCTTTCGCTAAGGTCAGTCTCTAATTCCAAATATATTTTTGAGGAATTTTCATCCTTGAAAACTTCTTTAAAGTTATATCTACTACCTAAAACTTTACACAAAAGTGGAAAATATTTATAACTCTTTGATTTATCGAATCTTTTAAAAAGGTCGAAGAGGGTGATATTCAATTCAGGATATTGTTTTTTCAATTCATCGAGTCGGGACATAGATAATTTTTTTTAAAGATAAAAAATTTTGAATTACGCGTCAAATAAAAAAGTCAGGAATTGACCTGACTTTAGCGGAAGCGGTTGGATTCGAACCAACGGAACAGTTTCCCGTTCTCTAGTTTTCAAGACTAGCGCGATAGACCAACTCTGCCACACTTCCTATTCATACCTAAAATTATTAAAATCTACTCACAAAGTCCAATTAAAAACTACTTGAATTTGGAACTAATTTTTTTGACAATATTGTAAACTAATTCAGATGATATTAAAACAACACCTGAAGCCAATAATCTTTCCGCAATCATTGCAGATGAACCATCCGCATCCGAACTTTTTTCTATTATTTTTTGAATATCAGAAACAATAGGAATCAAAAACGCATAAGCTATGACTTCCATGAAATTATTTGTGACTACATTTATTGAATCCAAGAAACCGAAAAAGGAATTTTTCAATTTTAACCCTTTATCTAAAGCCGCCTCGAATGGTTCCTGTAAGTTACTGTCTTTTATTTTATTTAATAATTGACCAGTTACCCTTTTAGTTTCGAAAAAAACTAAAAATGCCACACCTGCTAAAATCAAATATCTTTCGTCTTCCGTTAAGTTGAATTGGCCTGTTTTAAGAAAGTTATCAAGAGGCATCACTAAACCAGCAATTGCCGCTCCCCAAGACACCAACATTTTCACATTAATTTTGTATTTTTTTGTGACTCTGTTAGATACTTCAGAAATGAAAGAATACAACATTTTCATGTATTCTGTCATTTTGGATTTATCCTTCCCCTCCAAAATAATTCTTAACTGCTCTTCTGTAATCAAAAATTCCATACAACTAATAAATATATGTGATATATTTATAATCATGAAAGGTCAAATCAATCTTTTACCAAATGTTGGAGATAAAGTAGAGTGTCTTTACATGGATAAAGAATCTGATGTTCTACCAGGAACCATAGGTGAAGTCGTTAGGGTTCAAGAAGACCCATTTGTTGATGATGCGGTTATGATTTATGTAAATTGGGAATCAGGAAGTTCCTTACCATTATTGTCTGACGCGGATAAATGGAGAGTTCTAAAAAAAGAAAATTTAGAGGAGCAGGCCAATGAACATCCTGAACACGAATTTTTTGCCAATAACACAGAAATTTTTGAATTCTTCGATTATAGATTCTTATTCAATTATTTAAAGAAAATTCAAGAATCAGGTATTACAAATATGTTTGGTTCCTCTCCTTTACTTTACGCTGGTGAAGAACATATTGATAGATATTTTGGTGAAGGGCAAGAGGACAACGAGGCTTTCCAAGAAGTTTTGGAGATGGCGGAGGAATCTAAAAGAAAAATGATTCAAGGTACTATGAAATACCTTGAATCAAAAGATATGGATTTAGAAATGGACAAATTTAATAGTCAAATAAAGAGAATGGCTAGACAAGTTTTAGGAATGTATGTTAATTTTTATAACGTATTTACCTGAAATGTTATAGATTGTTTTCTATAAGCTTTCACTTGTCTTCCGTTTTGAATTGCTGGGTTCCATTTGGGACCTTTTTTTATTGCTTTTATTGCAATTTCTTCCATACCATATCCATGTGAAGTTAGAGGTATTACATCACTTATGTTTCCATCTACATCAACAACAAATTGTATAAGTGTTGTGTAAATTCCATCAGGTGCACCCTCTTCTGCAGGATTTACATCAGAAAGTGTTCTTTCCAAATATCTCTTCCATTTTTCGACACCACCTGGAAAACTAGCCTCAATTTCAACCTTCTCAAAGATTTCAGGTTCATATGGAACATCAATAATCCCATTACCAAAATCTGGTACATTATTTATTTGACAGGTATCTCCTTTGACATTGATAGTCCCAATTTGAGCGTCACGCATGTCAACTTGAGCTGGTAGAGGTTCAGTTGGTTGGTCAACAATTATTGGTTCGGTAAACTTAACTGTTGAGGGTTGAGTAGTCTGAACTTCCTTTGGTGGAGGTGGTGGTGGAGGTTTGACCTCTTTTTCTTTAATTTCTGTTATGGTAATTTCAGTGGAAACATATTTTGGTTTTTCAATAGTTTGGTCTTTTGTTAAACCAAAAGCAAGGATTGATACACCGAAAATACCTAAAGTTACCAAAAGAGCTCTTGAGATTCTTTTGTTGTAACTTTTTCTTAATTCGTAAGCCCCGTAAAGTTTGTTTTTTCCCTCGAAGACTATGTCTAAATAATCTTGGTTGAGGATGTGTTTTGTTTCCATAAAATTAGATTTTCTAATTAGATGGAATATGAATAAAATTTCACACCAAAATCAAAAATTAATTTGATAAAGGTGCTTTAATTGATGGGTGTGATTGATAATCGACCAACTCTATTTGATTGGGATTAATTTTATCCCAAAGAATCTTGTAACCATCCATGTATTCGAAATCAAAATTTAAATTGACATTTGGTAAGTCATAAGAACTTCTTGTAATTTGTTCTTTGGCTTGTTCGATGTGATTTGAATATAGATGTGTGTCTCCCAAATTTCCAATTAATTGGTCAGGAACCATGTTCACTTCTTTGCTGAGCAACATCAGAAGTAAACCATAAGAAGCAATATTGAACGGCAATCCCAAAAATGTATCAACAGAACGTTGATTCCACATTAAAGAGATTGCTCTAGTTGGAAATTGTGCTTTATCTAATTGCTCCTTTACTTCCTTAAACACCCACTCTGGCTTTTCGTAATCCCATCCCATTTCATTTTCAATATGATTTTTCCACTCAACACATTTCGGGTCATTAGACCATTTCAAGTATGCATCACATCTTTCTTTCAAACTCAACTCTCTTGTATAAACTTGAAATCCATAATGACAGGGGGGTAAAACCATTTCTTCGAGTTCAGCGACATTCCAAGCATTCACCATAAGTCTTCTTGAATCAGGATTGGTCTTAAGTTGATAAATTAGAACTTGAATTTGGTCATACCAAATTGAACCTTTCCTATTATTGTCATTCAAATCCAACCAACCTTGCCATTTTCTCCATTGTTTACCATAAATCGGCCCTAACTCACCCCAAATTTTTGCAAAATAATCATCAGTCTTTATTTCATCAATAAAGTCTTCTTTTGACATTACAAGAAACTCTTTGAGTTCTTTTGTGTCATGATTAGGTTCGGAGTTGTCATCAATACTTTTTTCGATTTTTTGAACATAATTTTTATAAGCATCACCGTCCCAAATATGACAACCATTATCCACAAGATATTTGATATTTGTATCACCATTTAAAAACCACAGTAATTCTGTCACCATAGTTTTCCAAGCCATTTTCTTGGTGGTTAGGAGGGGAAATCCTTCACTCATATTATGACGGATTTGTCTTCCGAAAACAGATAAAGTTCCAGTTCCTGTCCTATCTGTTTTTTCTACACCATTATCAAGTATGTCTTGAAGTAAAGATTGGTATTGTTTGTCTATGGAGTTTTTCATTGAATTGTCACTTGTGTTGTATGGGTTTTAGTAATTAAAGTATCTCTGTCTCTTATGACCCTTACTTTAATTGAACCAAATGTAGTATCGTTTCTAACTTGGATATAAAATTTTGAATTCTCATTTGGGCTACCCCACCCGTAAATCCAACCATCGAAAATAGGTTGTGTTTTTATTGTTCCGTCGATTGTTCTAAAAGAAGCGCTTATTTTAGGTGAAGTTGTTTCCACTTGATAATAGAAAAAATAAGTTTCTTTGTATTGTCTACAAGAAACAAAAAGAAGGGAAAAAAATAAAAGTTTATAAATTATCTTTAACATAATTTTCCCATCTTTTTTTTATAAAGTTGGTGTCTTCATGAAAATACTCCATTTCAGACAACCATTTTAATAATTCTTCTACCCCATCCTGTTTACCCATTTCATAGGTTTTTTTAAGTGCTTCACAGCATCCCTTTGGGTTTAAAAAGGTGGAATGAGCATTATGCTCCATCAAAATTTCGTAGAAGTCAGGTCTCATTTCTCAATAATCATGTTTGTATTTGCAACAGGGAAACGAGCAACAGGACGGCGACTTTCAATATCGGAATTCATTTCAGAAACAATAACCTCATAGAAATGTTCGGTGACCTTTACAGTTGGAACATTTTCAATATTCATAAGAATTTGAGATTCTTGTGAGTGACCTTCGTAAAGTTTAACAGTTTTTGTGGTTGTGTTAAAATGTAGTGTTTGCATAAAAAAAATTTTGTTTATGCAAAGATAAGAAATCCCGACCAAATAAACAATTATAAATTTTGGAATTCCACAGGAGAATTTTCGTCAAAACAACACTTTTTCCAATCGGAAAGTCTTTTATTTTCTCTTGGAAGCATATGTTGCTCACGATGACCACACCACTTACATTCCCTTATCAAAACTCTAACATTTTCTCGTCCTGATGGGTGGTTTTTGATTGGGTGTTTTTCTCTTTTATAAACCCAATTATGAAATGAAATTAAACAGAAAAGATATTTCACCGAAAACAAAAATTATCTCTTATAAATATTGGAAAAAGAAACAAGTGAGCTCCAAATTAGGCGATATGTAAATTACCAAGATACTATCAGAAAATGGAGGAACCCACTTGTTAATACAAACATATGTAGAATTAATTTGAATGTCAAATAAAAAAAAACAATTTTTTGAAAGTATTTATAAAAAAATATTTTTATGAAATTATGGGGAATTGGACAAATTTCGAGCTCTGAAAAAGACGACATTTTGTCAAAACACAAAGAATTATATAACGGGTATAAAACATTATATCCCGATACACCAAATACTCAACCAATGTATACCTATGATTTTGCAGGTGACAAAGGTGGATTAGTTGTTAATAACAAAGGAGAAGTAAAACCATATACAAATTTTGGAATTAACGAATCAAAACAAGTTTGTTCTGAATGCGGAACCCCTTTGATGGAAGGTGAATGTATGGAATGTGGATGGAAGGGAGACATGCAAGAGTTAAGTCCGATGGATTTAATGAAAGGTGATAAATACAAATATAGTTCTCCATCATTTGAAGATGAAATAGAATTCGACACCGAAGTTGAAGACAAATCTGGAGGAAAACCGATGTTCAAATTTAAAGGAGAAAAGGCTCATCACTTAATGGGAGATACAGATGTTGAAACATTTATTTCTTCACTTGATGAAGAAAAAGAAATGTGTTCAGAATGTGGTGGAAATATGATGGAAGGTGAATGCATGGAATGTGGTTGGAAGGGAAATATGGAAGAAACTGAATGCAAAGAGTGTGGAGGTCCTGTCATGGAAGGGCAATGTATGGAATGTGGTTGGAAACAAGCTGATTTGGACCCTAAAGGAAGATTTGATTATACAGATTGGGGTAGCAACCGCGAAGGAAGTTTTGAGCAAATGCACCACATGAAAGAAAGTGCAACATCAAACGCTCCATTATCTTATGGTAGACATTACGATGAGGTTAGAGAACCTTATAATTTCAAATCAAATGGTCCTGTAGGAGATGGTGGAACTTTGAGACAAAAAGACATTAATGAGGTTGGTTATACAGGAGGTGGAAACGCACCTGTTTTTGAACCTGAATTTGACGCATATGATTTTGAAAGTGATGGACCAGTCGAAGATACATTTACAATAGATGCTCCCGATATGGATTTAGACCCAAAAGAAGTTAAAAAACCTTATAAGTTTATTTCACAAGGTGCTGAAATTGGAGATGCATATCCTGTTAACGAAGATGACACAGAATGGGAAATGATGGAGTCCGCTTGGGCTGATGAGTTGGATGAAGTTGATGTATCAGGTTCACAAGGAGTTTATGGGGATACCAAGAAACCTTATGCATTTGTTAGTGATGGACCAGGTGGAGCTGGACCTTACCAAACTCATAGTTGGGGTGGTCAGGAATTAAGTGAAGAAGACCCACAAGGTTATGAGGGAGAAGATGAAGACGCATATTGGGAGTTAGATGTGGATGAAGTTAACCCTGATAAAATCAATAAAGATGCAACTTGGCAAGAAATCACAGACCTCACAGGTGAAGATGAATTCGCTCATGTTGACGAAGAATTACAAGAAAGTTTCCAAAACCAAAGAAACAAAATTAACGAGATGTTCTTACGAATGAAAGTTATAAAGTAATATTTAAGATACCCCGAAAAAAAACTCGGGGTATTTTTTTATCATATAATTCAACTTTTCAATTATTTGATGATATTTGTTATTAAATTAAATAACGATGGAAATCAAAGAGATTGTATCATATTTTTTGAATAAAGATTCCAATATTTTGGAGGTGTCATTTAGAACAATTGAAGATAATGATGACCTTTTGAGAAACGACCAAATAGATTATACATTAGTTGAAGATTACGGTTATGAACTCGAAACAGAATCATTTGATTTTTTTGACGAGGAGCTAGATGAAGATGAATTCCAAGACAAAGAAGAAGTTGAACTTGACGAATATGAACTTATAAGTTTTCTTAACGAATACTACACCATAAATTCTGACTTACTTCCAAAGGCAAATTTTTATTGAGGTATCTGAATATTTATCTACATGAATCTTGATGTAGATTTTCTCATAAACTATTTTGACAAACTTTCGCAAATTTCCAAAAAAGAGATTGGGGAGCAGGATTCTGCTGCTGGCGGAGGTGGAGGTGGGAAAGGAAATAACCCTTCAAAATGGGCGGATACAGTAGGTGGACCGAAAAGAGGAGTTGCAAATAGTTTACCTAAAAAAGGTCAATACTGGGCATCACTAGTTGGGGGACCTGCAAGAGGTGTCGGTAACAAGTTGGGAACTGCTTAAAAAAAATAGAATGAGTAAGATAGATACTTTAAATGAAGAACTGAATAGAATTAGAACAATAATTTATGGTTCAAACCAAAATTTCTTGATAGAACAAAATGATGATTATTATTCTAGACAAGATGATTGGAATGAAAAATACAAGGCAATTAAAATTCCACAGAATTTAAAGGGAGGAGATGAATTGGCGGTACCAAAAAACACAAAAGTGAATTATTGGCAACCAAACGATTCCAGAGTTCAATCGTTTTTCAAAGATTGGGAAGGTTCTATATGGGCCAAATATATCCCGAAAGAAAAAGATTTAGAACAAGTATTACCTGATGGAACCGCACGTAATTTTTTTATATTCGAAGAAAAAAAATGGTATTACTCGCGAATCAAACGAATAGGGGGGAATGAGTATGGCCCTTGGAAATTAAATTGGTATTATGACACAGAAGGAAATCCTTATGACCCGAAAAAATTTGCAGAAGGTTTAGTTGATGATAGGGGTTTTTTAGAAAGAGCGTGGGAATGGATTAAAAATAATTGGAAGTCGATAGCTGAAGAGCTTCTTTGGGCGGTAGCCGCTGTAATCGTTGGAGCCTTAACTGGAGGTATAGGTGCTGAAGCAGTTTACGGTGTAAGAGCCGGTATGGTTGTGGCAACGATATTAGGAAGAGCAATTACTTATAGGGCTTTATGGAGATATTTGGGTGAAGCGGGAGTTTGGACTATAAAAGGAATGATAAACATAGCCAACGGAAAAGAGGAATCAGGTGCGATTGATTTGTTATTTGGATTATTATTACCCGCGGTTCATGGTCTTGGCATAAATTCTTGGGGATTAAAAGTGACTGAAGAAGAAGCTCTTTCACTAGCCACTAAACTTGTTGGTAAAACAGAGGCAGAAGTGATGGAATTATTAACAAAATCGGTAGCCGAAGGGGGTTTATCAAATGCGGATAAAAAGATTTTTAGACAACTTTTAGAATTAAATCCTCAAAAAGTTACTGAACAAACGAAGGCAGTTTTTAGAGAAATTAATAATAGACTAATAGAAAGCGGTAAAGACCCAAGAACTGTTGCCGAACTTTCAGGACTAGTCTCAAAAGAAAGTATCCAAGCATTGGGAGACTACATACATGCAAGGTGGTTCAGAAGGTTACCTGCTTATTTTATACATGATATGGTTGCAATTAATTATTTTAAAAAAATATTTGCAGCATTTGGACTTGAAGATGAGCCTGATATGGATGCATTTCAAGACGCCATGTTTAAGGCATACCAAACCGCTCCTGATAAAAACGAATTCATTAAACAAACCACAGAAATAATAAATAATTCAAAAGATTCTACCGCACTCATTAATTATTTTGAACAAAAAGGTTATATAGATACGAGTAAAATGAATATTCCTGTTTTGGAAAAAATTTACAACATTGACAAATAATTATTAATATGGAAAATTTATTATTAGAAATTAATAGAAGTAGGGAGATAATGGGTTTAACCCCTAATATTATTTTGGAATCAAATGGATTTAAAATTGCATATGATTTTTGGAATAAGGTTGTTAAGAGAAGTGGTTCTTATGATGCTAAAGTTATGCAAAAGGATGTGGAAAAAGCCCTCACTAACGGAGGTGCTGGTGTAGAAAAGGCTTTGTTTAGAAAAACACTTATGCATCTTTTGGAGAAAACCACATTAACTGCGGAAGAAAGATTATTTGTCTCTGCTTTAGTCAGAAGATTTTTCACTCAAGAAATTACTGACATGGTAAATGGAATAAAGACTAAAGTTTTGGCCAATCAAGGAGGAAATCCAACTTTATGGAACAAAATGGTAACAGACCTTTCTGACCCAAATCTCACAACCGAATTTTTGACACAAAGGTTGAATCCCGCATTCAATGGGCAATTGACAGAGCTTCAGGTGCAAATGTTAAGAGATTTTGTATCACAATCTCCCATAACATTAAAAATACCAACAACAGTTCCTAATAAAATATTTAACGCAGCAGAAAGAGACATGTTATTAATGAATAGAGCTTGGGAGGATATCAAAGTTTGGGATACTGATGCAATTAATAAATTAAGAAGTAGAGCACCTGAATGGTGGAAAAAATATCAAATCTTTTGGAAAGAAGTTAAATTGATGTTTGGGGGTCTGAATAAATTAGTAGAGGAAACTCAACAATTGATTAAGACATACGAAGAAATGGCAGTCAAAGACCCAGTAGTTCTTGACCAAATAGGAGAAAATTTCAAGTTGATTGCAAGAAAAAGGGCGGACACTTATAGATACTTAAAATCTTGGTATGAAAATAATATACCGCAATCTTCCATGATTTCTGACCACTTCAAAAGAGCAATTTTATCTAATAATTCTTATAAAGCAGCGGAAGCCTTTATTTTTAATGATGCGGAAAGAGTTAAATTTAGAGAGGAAAACGGTTCATTATCTCAAAGATTAACTAAAGCCAGAAAAATGTGGATGAAGTTAATGTTTCAAGAATTAGCGGGTATTAAATTAATATGGAATAAATTGTTTGGTGATGGTAGCAGGTTGAAAAACTTTGTTTCAGACCCAAATTTTAAATATATGTTAAATGAGTTCGGGTGGGGAATGACATTATCCCCTGCTCAAATAAGAAAAATGGCAGAACTTTACGGGATTCCGAAAGTTTTATTGTACCAAATTCCTAAAGAATTATTAATACAATATGTAATAATAAGTGCGATATTCAGTTTTCTTAATCTTTTAAAGGATTCACTTTTAGGTTCCGTTGTTGGTTTAGAAAGATGGCAAAAAATGAAAGAAAAGTATGGTGAAACTGTGGAGTATAAAAAGAATGAACAAGGTTTGAATGAAAAAGTAGAGAAGGATTTATCTTGGGTTCAGCAATATTGGAACTACATCAAAAATAGAGTTACGAATACTAATCTTGAAGGAGTGGCTGGTTTGGTTCCTGGACGTTGGGATAATCTTGTTCTTTCTGTAGACGATGCTATCTCTTCGATTGTTGAACTCAGCAGTACTGAGGGCAAAAGATTTAGACGAGACATTCAAGATACTTTTACTAATACTGGAAACCAAATTGATTCAGTAAGACAACAAATCAATACAACTTTAGAAAATAGAGCGAACGAAGCACAAAAAACAAATGTTACAGGAAACCTTCAAAAAGTTAAAGATTGGTTAACCTCGAAAACTCTGACTATCAAAGAAATGTCACCAACGACTGATGGATTCATATTATATAGTGTAGAAACTAACAATAATGAACTATATAGTTTCCAATTTGATGAAACGGGTAAAATTATAAAAATCGAAAAGATTGATGCGGAAGGTAATATTTCTAATTTAGATATATAATTTATGAAGAAAAAAAATTTCATATTCGAACAAAGCATGTCAGATGCGGAGAAAAAGAGGTACGATTTTTTAAAGTCGAGAGGATGGGAAGATGCTCCTGCTGCTGATTTTGTAAGAAAAAAAGATGATTATGATTACACAAGTATAAATGCATTTGTATTATTAAGAAAGAAAAAAAGTTTACAGCCATTAGATGGTGACTCAACAAAATTTTTAGGAAAATATAGTGGAAAAGATTTTTTTTCTAAATTTGAAATAGTTCAGGGTTCAGAGGGTTTAGAAATAAAAAAATCTGCGGCAAAAACTAAACTTATTAAAACATCTGATAACAATTTTGAAGGTAAAATTATTGGTATCGATTTTGCAATAGAATTTGACGTTGAAGGGGAGAATGTTAAAGGAGGGACGATTCTATATAATCAGTTAGGAACAGAAAAAACTATACAATTTACCAAGGAATCACAAACTCCACCACCTCAGCCTGACCCGAACCAAAAACCGTCATCTTGTACTGATACATCTGAATGGGCGTGTATTGAAAAATTTGCATGTAAATATAATACTGACACAGAGAAGTCTTCAGATGGTAAACAGAGAACATTATATGGAGGTGAAAATAATGAAATTGCAATTATTTTCAATCAAGATAAAACTTTAATTTATAGAAAAAAGGGTTCTTCTGACGCTTCAGGTAAATGGAGCTGTTCAGGGGATATTTTATATTATGAATTTCCTGATGGTAAAAAAATAAAGTGTGAAGATGGAAATTGTAAAGTTGATTCTCCAGGAAGCGGTAGTACACCGAGTCCCGAATCAGATGAGAAATCTTGTGAGACTCAAGTTGATTGCTCAACTATAGATGTAGATGATGTTTTAGATGGAAAGAAAAGTTATAAGATGTGTATGAAATGCTCGACGATAAAAGAAATACAAGAAATCCCTGAATTCAGATTAAAATATTTTTATAATCTTCGACAAGCCGGAAAACCTGAAATTACAGACAATATATTTGGTCCAATTATGAAAAAAACTGTTGAAGAATATCAAGACCAATATTTTCTTAAGATTGATGGGATAATAGGGAAGGAAACTTTGTCAAAACTTTTAAACGTACCGATTATGGAACAGAAAAACAAAAAAAATATACTATTAGAACAAACTTCGATAAGGTCGAGAATTGAAAAAGAAGGATATAAATGGATTGAAGTTAAACAAGCCTTCGAAAAAGAATTTGCTAGTAAAGGGTTTCCGATGGGAAGTAAAGAAAGAAACATGCAACTTTGGAGTGAGTGGAGCAAAAATGGTTGGAGACCCAAAAAAAATGAACCCACACCTATTAATCCTGTAAAAGATGAACCTATACAAGATGACCCCGAAGGTTTAAAAACGGCAACTGAAATTTTCACACAATCAGGTGTTATTAATTGTTTGAAACAACTCAAAAAATATCAATTAGTTAACGAAACTCCTCAAAAGGGAACTAATGGTTATTATTTGAAATTAAAAAATATTGGTACTTATACCGACCGTGAGTATTTTTTCTATACAGACGGCTCATTTAAAAAACTATGGGGAAGACGAGGTCATGTCACCATGACTGCAGAACAAATGAAAGAATCAGGGTTTTGTCCTGAATTCTTTCAGTATTTAGAAAAAAGAGCCATAGGAACTTCAGGTTCAGCAGGAACTAGTGGTTCGGCTGGAACAAGTGGTTCAGCGGGAACATCAGGTTCGGCAGGCACTTCGGGTTCAGCGGGAACATCAGGTTCGGCAGGCACTTCGGGTTCAGCGGGAACTAGTGGAAATTTGACAAAAAAGGATATAAGACAGTTAACAAAAAAAACCAAAAAATTACAAAGGGGAGAAAAAATCAACAAAAGACAATGTAGATTAAGTATTGAACAATACTACAAAGCTTATAAAGGCGGGTTTACTTTGGAGGACTTTGAAGATACCAAACAAATTGTTAAAACCTGTATTGCTCAACACGGTGAAGATTTCGACAAGGACACAAATGATAAGGTGTATGAATTAAAAAGGATTAACAAGTATTGGGATGCGAAATATAAACCTTTCCAAATTGTTGATTCAATTAAAAAAAGAAATTCAATTATAAAAGAAACTCTGAAAGAAAAATTATTTGAAATTTCAGAGCAAAAACAAAACTTACAATTTAAGAAAAATATTACTGAAAGTAGATTAATTCCATTCGTTGAAAACATAAAGAATTTTAAAACTTCATCTTTTGATAAAAAAGTAAAAACAGGATTCAGATTTATCAAAGAGGTTTCACAATTGAAGAAGAATAATATTTTATCTGAAGAATTGGGAGATGTTTTCAAAGGTCTATTTGGAGACTCGTTCTCGGGTCTATTAGACACGATGGCTAAACCAATGATTGATTCAGTTCTTTCCAAATTGGAAATTCCTCAAGGGATGAAAGAAGAAATTCTCACCAACATTTTGAACAATAAAGTAGAGTTGTTAGAAAACATAAACTCTTGTGATGATTTTTCAAATTTTATATCACAAGAAATGTCTTTAGTTATCTCCAAAAAAGTTGAGTCCGAATCAATAACGGGAAATCAAATGATTGATGATTCAATAATTGAACTTATGACAAGTGAAAACTTCCAAGAAATTCTCAACGAGCATATCAAAACAGAAGTATGTGATTTATTCGACAAATATGTCGAAAACGCGAAGAATTTGATTACAAAAATCACCCAAGATTGATGTAATCAGAATAAAAGAACAAAAATAAAAAGGGGGTGTTCTAAATTCTAAAAGAAGGGTTTTTAACCCTTCTTTTTTGTTTTAACAATTTCATCAATAATTCCGTATTCAAGAGCCTGTTGGCTATCCAACCACAAGTCTCGAGTTGCATCTTGTTTAACCTGTTCAGGGTCTTTCCCACAATATTCACCAAGAAGTTCAAAAAGTGTGTTGTTAATCTTTGACCACTCTTTCATGGAGATTTCGGCATCTTGGATGTTACCAACCGCACCTCCTGATGATTGATGAAGCATGGTTCGAGAAAATTTAAGTGAGCTTCGTTTTCCCTTTGTTCCTGCACCGAGTAAGATTGAACCCATAGAAGCTGCCATACCTGTATTTACAGTTCGGATGTCACAGGCAATATAATTCATAACATCGACCATAGACAATCCTGATTTAACAGAACCACCAGGTGAATCGATATGCATCGTGATGTCGGTTTTATCGGAATTATCCAAGAACATAAGTTGGGCTTGGACAATTGTAGACATTCTATCATCAACACCACCAGCAACCCATATAATCCTATCACGCATCAAACGAGAGAAAATATCAATTTGAGTTGCCCTCATTTCTCTTTCTTCCAAGATATAAGGAGTCATGGAAGATTCAATTTGCGTTAGATGATTGTGAAGGTCCAACGAACCTTTACCCAAATGTTTTACATAGTAGTTTTGAAAATCTTGTCCGATTGTCATAAATGAATATTTGAAGTTAGAAATTACTCTGTTTCGTCGGAAATAATAGTTCCGAATTGCTCAGCCGCTTTGGGATTTCGTCTCATGAAAATCTGATAAGCAGTTTCATATCTTGAAAGTTCGATTTGACAAGGAAAGTTTTCCGAGTCAATAGAATCACAGAGTTTTTGCAGACTATCTCTTTGATACTGCATTTTAACAAGTTCAATATTTTTCTTTTCAACTTTGAGTCTGTTGACATCCTGTCTTAACAGGGTCCAAAGAAAACTCAAAGAAACAATTACGAAGGCGATTTTGAAAAATTTATCATTCATTTTAAAAAAGTATTAAAAGTTTTTGAATTAAACAAATGTATTTTGATATTCACTCCAAACCTCTTTCAATTTCAGATTTTCTTCAATAAGAGTTGGAGCAAATGGTTTGTGTTTCATTTTCATCTTGGCTTCTTCGGGAGTGGAATCGGCTTTTTTCAAATTACACTTAAAACAAGAAGTCACAAGATTTGTCCATTCATTTGTTCCACCTCTTGATTTTGGAATTACATGGTCGATTGTAAGATTTCTACTTGAACCACAATACACACATTCATAATCATCTCTTTTATAAATCCTATTTCTACTTGGACGAATGTTCTTTGTGTGATACCTAATATAGCGAAGAAGACGAATTATGAGAGGTCTGACATACTTCTTATACCCAGATGTAATAGGAGACTCATCCGAACGGATTATTTCAGCTTTCCCCTTATCTACCAACACAAACCCCCTTTGAAAACTTGTGACATTTAAAGGGGTATAATCGTAGTTTAAAACCAACACACCACTCATAGAGAAATAAATTTTTACAAAAATATGAGTTTTATGTAAAAAAACAAAATTATCTTACAAGAATTACTTCTGAACTAACAATTTCTCCTGTCGTATGAATAGCATCGATTCTTATTGCAACAGGTGCGGTATTAACATTCACCTCTTCTTTTTCTGTCTTATTGCAAGACAAGACCAATAAACTTAAACTTAATAAACCGATAATTTTTTTCATTTTATTATAATTTAATTTTAGCAACATATTTTTTATGACCAATAATTTTGTCAGGAAATAATAACATTACATTTTTGAAGTTCACACCATCAGGGCTAACCTTGATAATATAATGACTTAAATCACTATCTTCTTCGACCTCAAAAGTTATTTCAATTGTTTTCGAATCCAATCTTTTTCCTTGAAAACTTTTGAACTTTATGGGTAATACCGTTCCTACCTGATTGTCGTTTTCGACCCAACCACTATCAGGAATACTGTTTACACAAAAACTTGTTGCCCTTGCTTTGACGTGTTCATCTTCAGATGGAATACCAGGAACAAATAGAATATAAGTCCCATTGGCAGGAATTACTATCTCAACTAATTGATTTGTATGTAATATAAAATACTGAGCGTTGACCTGACAATTTTGTTTATTAACAATTGCAAATTGAAAATTACCTGTTTGGGAATTATAACCAACATAATCGATTCTTATAACAGAATTTTCATTTACTAAACCTCCATTTTGAGAGAAACCAAAATATGAGGAAATAAGGAAGGATAATAGGATTAAAAACTTTTTCATATGATGAATGTATAACTGAATAATAATAAGTGTATAGTTTATTGTCCAATTAATTCGACAAAAAAAGAGGTCATTTCTGACCTCTTGATATTAAACGATTTTAATTTGTTTATGGTTTGAGATTTTCCAGTTCTCTTAACACCAATTTCTCATACATTAAATTCCAAAAGACACCACAGTGTTTTTGTCTTCTTAAAAATAAATATCTCGAAAATTTTCCCAAAGTCAATTTTTTTTCTATCTTTGTAAAACAAATGGACCCTTAGCTCAGTCGGTTAGAGCATCTGACTCATAATCAGGGGGTCGTAGGTTCAAGCCCTACAGGGTCCACCAAAATTTTTTTATGATTTACCCACCCACCGCCTATCCTTACGGAATAAAACCTCAAAATGTTTTATTTTCGGAACACATAAATGTTATGAAAGAGGTGTTGGGTGAACCAATTCATGCTAACGAAAATTTGGAACTTTATGAATGGGTTAAGGAACTTTCCTCTGCGGATGTATTTGTAATCAAAAACTATCCCAAATCAAGTACCGACCCCAAATCAGACAAGTTTGATTGGTCAATCGAAGCCCAATACAAAGCGATTTCAGAAAAAGCATTAAACGAAATTCAAAAACTTATCAAAACCTCAACACAAAATGGAATATAGAATCACAGAAAATAAAGTTTACTCCAAAGGTAAGTTAATCAAGACCTTTTTTAGTATTGAGGAAAAAAACGTAATCTTGTTTGGTCTTTTTACTTTTTGGAAACTTGTGAAATATAAAAAAACAAGGAAATCCAAATGGACCCAAGCAAATTTTGATTTTTTGGTAGATGCGAAAAGAGTTCAATCAATTTTGGAAAGAAAATATCCGTTCACAGGGACAACAAAAAAAGTTGTTGAAAACTAAAATTATGAGTCAACAAACAGCACTTGAGTGGTTCATTGAAAATATACCAATTAGGTATAGAAATGCATTTTTGAACGATTGTAAAGAAGAGCTCGAAAAGGCTAAAGAAATGCAAGAGACTCAAATCAAAAATTCTTGGCATGATGGAAACTTGGTTGGGAGAAACGGATGGATTATCTCAAGTGCTCACGAATATTACAACGAAACATATAACAAATGACACCAAAAGAAAAAGCAAAGGAACTAGTAAATAAGTTCTACGTCATATTGATGAAAAAGAACTATCCTAATGTTGCTCAAATGGGTGCTGCAAAGGAATGTGCATTACTATCAGTGGATGAGATAATTGAAAGTAGAAAAGAAGATAATGGTTTTAATGATACATTACTATCAGTTAGTGAATATTGGACAGCACATCCAATGTACTTAACTTACTGGCAAGAAGTAAAACAAGAAATTGAAAAGCTATGAACAAAGAAGAACAAAAACAACACCTCATTGACCTAATGCGAATGGATGAAGAAGCTGGATTTTATGACAACATAGCTGTTAGTGTTACTAATATGGTGCACCCGCCTAACAGCTTTGTTTTTAAGCTGAAGCAAGAAGAAATAATTCGTATTGATGAAAAGGGATTTTATTACAAGGGAGAACTTATTGAGGATGCTGGAGAGGTATATAAACTATTCAAAGAGTTTCTTCAAACTATCAACTACAAACAAGATTAATTCAAACGGGAAGCTGTGACAGAGCTTCCCGCTATTAAAACAAATAATATGAAACACGAAAAATGGTTTAATGGATTTATGTGGGGATTTTTTATTGGTGGAATAATTGGCGTTATAGTGGTTGATTTAGTTCAAAGAGGAATCCTATAAGAGAAAAGTCAGGTGGTAGAATCACATTAAAATATGATTTCGTAATAAAAAGTATCATTATATTTTTTCGAATATCAACAAAACCACATTATAATATGATTTCACATAACTTGTGTATAAATCTATAAACAACAAATATACCTTAACAAATAAAAAATAATACCATGAATTATCTCAAAAAAATTACCCCGCACTTTCTTATTGTAATGGGAGGTTTTAGTTTCGCCACCGATTATTATACGATGGGAATGCTTCTTATTCTTATCGGAATCAGTCTTTTGATTGATAATGAAATCAGACCCAAAGAGTAGTTGATAAACCGAAAATTTTCTACTATATTTATTACTATGAAAACCAAACCCTGAACAAGGAATTGTCAGGGGGTTTTTTAAATCGAGTAGTTCGGGAGTCCGGTTACCCGGCCTGCTTTGGGAGCAGGACAATTTCGCTGGTTCGAATCCAGCCTACTCGACAATCGAGAAAAAAAGATTTGGATTCAAAACTAATTTTCTCGACATTTGTGAATATTTATTATTATGGAAAAAGAAATAATAAAAAACTCACAAACTATTTCTGAAGCGATAAAAAAAATTTATGGGTATGACAACGGAAAAACCCGTAAAAAGTTCTTTGATTGCGTAGAAACAAATAATTTGGATATCAAACACTTGAAAAAAAAGTTGTCAAAGTATCCAATTATAAAAAAAGTTTGTCCTGTATGTGACACCGAGTTTGAAACAAAAAGTGGAAGTAAAGACGAAAAAACGACTTGTTCCTACTCTTGTTCCAACACACATTTTAGAAGCGGAGAATCTAACCCCAATTGGAAGAATGATTCTTACAGGTCAACTTGTTTCTATCATCATAAAAAGGAATGTATTATTTGTGGAGAAAATAAAATTGTTACAGTCCATCATTTTGATGAAAATCATAACAACAATTCTCCCGAAAATTTAATACCTTTATGTCCTACACATCATCAGTATGTTCATTCAAAATATAAAGATGAAGTTATCGATGTAATCGAAAATTATAGAAATAGTTTCATAATCTCCCTTAGCTCAGTTGGTCAGAGCATTTGACTGTTAATCAAAGGGTCCTTGGTTCAAGTCCAAGAGGGAGAGCATTTGGATTGGTAGTTCAGTTGGTTAGAATGCTGCCCTGTCACGGCAGAGGTCGCGAGTTCGAGTCTCGTCCATTCCGCTACAGCCTCCTTAGCTCAGCAGGTAGAGCATTTCATTTGTAATGAAAATGTCGTTGGTTCGAATCCGACAGGAGGCTCAAAAATAAATGTTATGACAATTTTTTGGACTTATTATTTGATTTGTTTGTCTTATTGTTTTGTTATGAGTTTTAGAAACTACAGAAAGTTTGCAACTCCTGGTGATATGAACATTACACCAGGTTTGGATGCCATAGTTTTCCTTCTCCTTTGTTGGGCTTTGGCACCTGTGGATATTTTTCTTACTTTTGTGAGGTTATATAAAGACGCAGAACAAGCAAGAAGAAACGCAACAACAATAAATCAATAAAATGGCACACCCCAATCTGCACGCCAAAAGTTCGGCAAAGAAATTCGGTGGAAAACCCGAAGACTATATTCATTTGCATGAGTGGTTGGATGAAACCAAAGGATGGTTCGGAGATTCTTTGCACAGAATGTTCCGACACCATTCAGAGGGTATTTTCGAAATGGAAAAAAGATTTGGAACACAATTTACAAATAGTGATGGAAAAGTTGTGTATACAAGATATGTTGGTGAACAACATGTGAAAGAAGATTGCAACAATTATATACCTTCCGCAAAAGAATGGGTCAACAATATTTCCACAAATCAAAGACCTCAATGGATGTTAAGAACGCTTAAAATAGATGATTGATATTTATTTATTATGCGTTTCAAAATCACTGAATCTCAATATCAGAAGTTATTGGAGGGTAAATATTACAACTATAAACCCGCGAGAGAATTTGATAAATTCTACGATACAAATTTAGCTCAAAGTTGGGAGTTCCCAAGAGGACT